AGGCGATAGAGGATGCCGAAACAAAGGCGGTCAAAGAAGGGCTGACTAACATGATGGCAGCGTATGGTGATGCCGATGAGTAAGCTCACGCTTGATGAGTGTGTTCATCACTGTCTCAGGGACGGGTCATGGTGGACATTTTGGCATTTGCAGGAAACCATTCTGAGCAAAACGGGAACCATGTATGGAGAGCCTTCTATTTCAGCCGCCATACGCAACCAACGCAAATTTGATCGTAGGTTGAAATTTGGGTTGCCCCCCTTTGGTGAAGTTATTGAAAAACGCTGGCGACCCACGGGGAAAGGATACCAATACAAATACACTAAATTAGTAATGGAGAAGGAATATGAGCGACGACAGACTACCTTTTGAGAGAAAGGACGGGGAAGGTTATCTATGGAGAGAGACTAACAGCGAAGTGATTCGCAAGGGTTCCATACAATGGAAAGGCGAGAATTTATACGCCTCCATTATCAAGACTGAGATAAATGGAGAAGATAAATATGAGCTATCAATTAGCGCTGGCTTGCTTTACATCAACAGTGAGGAAGATAAGCGTGATCGCCATAAATCACCAGACATTTCTGGCCCGATTACATTTAATGGTGAAGTCCTTAAGTGTGGCGGCTGGAAGAATGTTTCAGAAAGCGGCACTGATTACACGAAGATTCGTCTTGATCACAAACAACAAACCGATAAACCGAGCTTCTGAATTAATGATGGCCCCAGCTAAATATACTATTTTTGCTGTAGCTATAGCTTTCTTTGTTGGCATTATAATAGGCGTGGTGATCGCGAGTGTCTAAAAAACGATATACGAATCGGCAGCACCTGGAATTCGTTTCTGAGTGCGATTGCACTCTAAATGACTATGCTCAAGGCAAAGACCGGTGCGCTGGAGGCATACAAGCCCACCACCTCTTAAAGCCCTGGGACGGCGGTAGGGGAATGAGCATGAGAGCCAACGATAAAAACACAATACCACTTTGTTCTAAACACCATCAAGAACTTCACGACTGGTTAGGCACAGAAGCTAGCCTGTTTAAGAAATATGGGTTGGCAGAAGATTATGGAAAGCGCTATGCTGAGGCACTGTTTATTGATCACATAGGCCCCCAAGGTCTATGAACCGATGCCCTTCGTAATAGGGTGACCACGGCCCCGCCCCACCCAATCGGGAAACGGGGCATTACCCTAAATAAGGAGGAGTTAAAATGAGATTATTCAAAAAAGTAACGGAAGAGATGATGGACAAATATGATCTATCAACAAATACAAAGATCATAGAACTTCAATATAAGATGACAGCAGAAGATTACACAACACTAATGCGCGTGATGAAATACCCCAACGGGATTGTTCGTGACTTACAGCCTTCTGACTTTGCCCCGCCGGAGAACGACGGCATTTGTGATTGCGGAAAGCCCATTGCTGAATGCCAGGACGCATACGCGCATATAAGCCAGGGGTATTGATATAAACGATTTCACTTTTATCTATAACAAAAGCCGCTCCTACGAGGATAACTTTTGGCGTTGGTATGCGTTAAACAAGGCTGAACGTTTCAGCTATAACCAAAGGAAATATACTGAGGAAGAGGCTAAGGAAGTTTTTGATGCGCAATACTGGCCTCGGGATTGGCTGAAAGGCTTTTGCGTTTCATAGCATTGCGCTCACTCTGGTATTTTATATTTAGGCCAGCCAACGTTGATAATCTATTGCGCTCGTCGTTTCCCTTATCTGTAAGTCGTAGCTTGTCCCCTTCCTTTTCTACGTAGCCGCCTTCTACCACTTCTTTAACGATATCGTCGGGCGCTTCTTCATTAAACATGACTGATAATATTGCGCCTAAACGCCTACTCTGAGTTTTGCTTAACGCCACGCTTTTTATTAATCATATTATACTTCATACCAAGGCTCATTTTGGAACAGCAACGCCTCTGCCTCACGCCGCCTTACTAATCCATTAAGGGTCTGCCCACCCGCTTTGTTCCAGCGCTTAATCTGAGCAGGGACTCCTTTTTTGTCGCCTTCATTGAGAATTTTAAGTAGCGTAGATTCACGGAGATTGGTCGGGCCAAGGTTATACACCCAGGCGACTAACGCATCATACTCACACTGCTCTAACTCCACGGTTACTAAGTCGTTAATGTAACCCTCGTATTCAGGCAGTTCTTCTTCTAGCATTTGGTTTGCTTCATCTTGCGTGATACTCATGCCCTCTTTGATACCTTTGGTGTGGCCATATCCAATCGTCCAGACCCCCACAGAGTCCTGGTAACTTTCTAGCTCACAGCCTTCAAACTTTTTAATGAGGGATATCCCCTCCATGCTTAATACACGCATACGATAACTCCCGGTGTCGTGAGCACTTTCTGCCACATGTTTAGGCCCAGACTTTTGTCTTTTTGCCCCCCCAGTACTCAACGGCGTGGCCTTCTGCTTTGAGAATCGCGCAAATATCTCTGCCATCTTCCGTATAAGGGATGCCCAATATTCGCCCATACTTGCCTTTTCCCAAAGACTGAACAGCCAGCTTTTCACCGCACAGTTCTATTAAACGTGCCTTTGCCGCTAAACCCAGTTTCTTTTCTTCAAGATTTCTGGTCCTACTCTCTGGCGTATCAATACCCGCAAGTCTAATACGCTGTTTGCGCAACCAGGATGAGAAGCCCAGGTCTAAATCAACGTCAATGGTGTCACCATCAATCACCCTCACTAACGTTGCCCGATAGTAAAAGGGCCTTGCGGGCACAAGCATGACTACTTACCGCCTGGTATTTGCTTTGCCTTACCAATATTCAAGGCAAGCACCTCTATAAACTTATAGAGTTTTCCAATTAGCGCATCGTCTTTTGGCGTTGGTGTGAGACTACAGATAATGCTAGCAGCCGCTATAACAGCCACTACACCCTGTACTATGTTTACAATCAAATCCATATTTCCTCCTAGTGTTGCATTCTATTGCTTTTCTGCTTCTGCCTGCCTGGCTTTATCGGTCTCTCGGTAATACATGATAATTGAAAGCACCTGCTGAATATACCTTTGAACCTGGGACAGATTATTGCTGAGATTTTCATATCCTTTCGTCGTCAGCGAATACCACGCATTGACGGGGGCTTCGCCTGCTTTCAGGTCGTTTAGATACTCTTCCATGGTATCCGGCGTCAAGATTTTCCATTCCACCGGCACCGTGCGGATGGCCATGGGCAACGGCGGGTGATACATCGGGGCAGGCTTCTCAATAGTCACCACATCCACGGGCCGCACTTCCGGCGGGGTAAAGCGATTGCCTCCCATCAGGGAGCAGCCGCTAAGAAGAATCAGCACTGTCGCTAGTATCGTCGTCTTCATCAAACTGTTCCGGATCGGTTAAATCTTTCAGTTCCTGAAAAACCCTGATGGTCCCACGATTCACCAGCTTTTCCACCAGACCGGGCTTGCGTAACGATAGCATATCCAAATCGTGGCGGGCAAACTTACTCCGTAAGTCCTCTACTTTATCGTTAGCCTCGTTATTCGCCATGGTGAGGTCTTGAATGCGCTCTTGTGATGCCTTCTGCTCGGCCAAAGTTCTTTCAATCTCCTCATTCTGGGTTGCAACCGCATTCTCCAACAGTAATTGATTGTCCACCGCCTGCTGCAACTGCGTTGCCATGGCCTGTTTCTCTGCTTCGGACTTGTCGTAGTAGAGTTTGAAGCCGCCCGCCATCGCCAGTAACACGATGCATAATATAATACTTAGCTTGAATCCCATAAAGCATACACCTGTATTAAGGATTGTAACTTAGAATTAGATTTTTGTGCAGTATTTGGCCCAATTAAAATACCAACGCCACCAGAGGCCGTCAAAACCGTCAGGAGGGCCGAAAGGCTTACCCCTACCGTTAGCCTAAGTAATGAATAAAGAGCCATGAGAGAGCTACCGTGAGCGCCAGTAGTGCGTAACTTGCCTACTACACCCGTTTCTTTTAAAGATGTTTCACGTGGAACAACCCAGCTAATCCATTTTCTGCCTAGAGAATCTACGGACACCGGGTTTAAC